ACAATCTTAATAGATGATAGTTCAGAGATACTAACAGTACCAACGAAACTAATAGAACCAGTTCTGTTAAAGATAGTAACGAAGTCACCAACCTTGAAGTCACCAAACTCGTTAGTACCTGAAGTATAAACCTGTCCGAATGCTTCTTCAACAGCTTCGTTAGCAGGGATACCAACACCACCGTTTTGTGGTAGTGCTAAGTATGTGTCACCCGCACCAACGTATTCCCACGTATGTGATGATGAGTTACATACAGATGGTCTGTGTAATCTTATAGTCTTACCAACCAGAGTATCTAAGTTACCCTGATCGTATGATATTTCATTTCCTGTTGCGGTCTCTTGTAAGGAAATTCCTAGACCGTCGTTTGTTGTAATATTAGCAGTAACCTGTGTACCGATAGAACCAGATAACTTTTCTACACCTAGAATAAAGTATTCTTTAGCAGGGTCAGTATTAGTGTAACCATCAAACTTGATGATGTAGTCTTCAATCGGGAAGTTAGTTAGAGTCTGTCCACCAACCTCGATGATCTGACGACCTGTCTGAGCACCATTGTTATCAGTTTGGTTAATAACGTTTGTAACTGTACCTATGTCAAACTCATATGCTTCTGTTCTGAAACCAGTAGCTTTAAGAGCACGAGTACCAAAGTTAGACGCTGAGTTAGTTAGTGAAGCATATCCACCAGACTGTACGATAACTCCGTCTCCACCGAAGATAACGAACACAGACACCAACTGAGTATATCCATCATTAAGAATGTTATATCCAACACCACCACCGACTGATATAATCGTGAAGGCGTTAGCAACCATTGACTTACCCTGTTTAGGGAAGACAGCACGTTCTCTACCGTTAGCATCTTGATAAACACCTGGTCTAGGAACGTTAGGTTCAGCAACTTTAGCACCGTCAATCTCAGCACCTGACGCTCCCAAGAAGGAGATCAATGATGCGTTCTGAATATAAGGTGATGCCTCGATGACTGGTAGGTCAAGTAAGTCACCTAACATAGGAACTTTCTTAAGACCACTGTCATCCTTAAGCATTGTGCTTGGAGGAGTATTAGTTACACTTGCTAGTGATGTAGGTGTAGCAAGAGCATTATCTAAGAGTGTATGTAATGCTGTTAGAGCAGTGATAGCAGCTCCACACTCAGGTTGATTATGGTCAACTGTAGATGATGCGTTGTGGAATGGTGCTATGTCTGTAAACTTAGCTTCTGGTAACTGGTTACGTATAGCAAGGACTGCCATATCCTTTGCTTTCTGATATACAGCACGTGTCTGAGCAACTTCGTTGTTAACGTAGTTAATATTTGTACCGAGAATATATTTGCTTGCGGCTACGATAGTCTGTGAATTACCACCATATCTCAAGTCATACATCCATGAACGTAGAACGTGTCTAATATCATCAATACATTGATCGTCAGATATAGGATATGTTCTTACTACACCATCAAGATTACCAGGTGATCCTGTAGTACCGATAGCTTGTGTGATTATACCAGTTAATGTTGTGATAGAAGAAGCAACGTCAGCACAACGGTTGACATAAGATGCTGTTCTAGTAACAGATGATAGAGTTCCAGTATCAATCGCAACCTCAACAATGTTCATTAAGGTAGTGATAGAAGATATAACTACGCTACAGATTGGTAAACCTGTATCCTGTGTGATAGTTAAATCTTTAACCTGTGCTAGTGATGTATATCCACCTGTAGTTACGTCAGCATTTTGGAATACTTGGATAGCAACTTTCTGTGCTTCTCTCAAAGCATAGATTGAATGATGTTCTTCACCTTCTAGATGAGCACCAGTAACATATAAGTTAGCAGCATCGTATGTAAAGTCGTTTCCACCCATTGCTAGGTTCCAAGAAACAACCTGTAGAATATCTACTACGTCATCCTTACAGTCAACGTTAGTACCTGATACTTCAACACCATTAGATGTTGCTGAGATGAATCTGTGTGGGAAGTTACCACCACTTTGTACAGCAACTCTCTTAATAGCTCCTGACATAGCACCCACAAATGTGTGTACTGTAGTGTTGGTAGGTGTAGTACCTTGTAGAGCATTAAACTCAAATGTGTTAGTAGTTACACGTTCAATCTTACATGACTTATTAAAGAGTGGATCGCCAGGTCTTGGATAAGCATGGTTAGTAAGATTACTATCTTGTGTACATGTGAATGTAATACTTTCTTGATCAACCTTGATATAATCTCCTGCGACTAAACCATGGTTGTTAGCAGTCACTGTCATCCAACCTGTTGTTGAGTTATAGTCAACACCGCTTGGAGTGATTCCTGCTTGAGGTACAAAAGTATGAGTTGATTGGTTTGTAGAAGGAGTTGTTAGTAGTGAATTAAATGATATTGTGGTATCTTTAACACTGATACCATTAGTAGTAGCAGATACGAATGTGTGATTAGTTTCGTTAGAAGATGTTGCGATACAGACATTGAATGTATTTTTGTCAACAACTTGTACGTGTCTCCACTCATTGCTATCTGGGTCTTTCTGAATGATACCATCAGTTACAGCAGATACGAATGTATGAACTGTAGTGTTTGTAGATGGAGTTACATCTAGTGACTGGAATGAGAATGTGTCATTAGTAACAGCAGTTACTGGAATGTACTTACCGCTGATTGGGTCAGATGATCTTGGATATGTTTTAGTGCTTCCATCTCCATGTGTACATGAGAATGATAAAGCATTGTCCTTAACCTTGATGTACTCACCTTTCTTGATACCGTGACCAGTTAGTGTACATGTTACGATACCAGTTGCTGTATTATATGTTGCGTCTGTGACTGTAAACTTCTTACGTTCTGCTCTAGGATAAGAGTGGTTAGTAGCATTGCTGTCATGATCACATGTAAATGTAACTGAGTCATCAGCAAACTTAACCATAGAATCTTCTCTAAGTCCATGATTAGCAGATGTAATTGTGATCTTACCTTCTGTTGGTACATACACAGCGTTAGTTGCTGTTAATGTAGAATCACTGATAGCTGTAATTTCTACAGCAGTATCATAGAATGGATCCTTCTTAACATATACACCATCAGTTGTAGCAGATACAAATTGGTGAGCACTGGTATTTGTTGACGGTATGTTTCCTATGCCTAATACCTGTACCTCAAATGTATTAGTAGATTTATTAGATATTGTTAACCATCTATCACTAGCATAATCAGTAGATCTAGGATATGTGTGGTTAGAACCATTACCATCTAAAGCACATGTAAGTGTTATAGAATCATCAGCAAATTTAATTTGTGCTCCATTTTCAAGACCATGATTAGACATGGTTACTATCATCACACCTGTAGAAGGTTGATAGTTAATATTCTCAACTGTGTCTGTAAGTAGAGTTGATCTAGGATATGATTTAACAGAACTTGATCCTACACCAGATGCCTTACCAACATTAACTGTAATAGTTGTGCCAGTAACAGCTTCAACACCTATTGTCTTACCAGACTGAGGATCTCCTGATCTAGGATATGGGTGGTTAGTGTTATGACTGTCAGCATCACAAGTAAATGTTACAGCATTGTCAGCGATAGTAACTGTTGAATTTGCTTTGAGAACTCCATTAGGAGTAGCACTTACGAACGCATGTGTAGTAGTGTTAGTAGATGGTTGAGAAGCAAGAACCTGTACTTCAAATGTATCATCAGTTTTGTTAGAAATCTGAATCCACTGATTACTGAATGGATCAGTAGGTCTTGGATATGAATGATTAGAAGCGTTATTATCTTGAGCACAAGTAAATGTTAATGAGTTATCTGCTATCTTAATCCAGTCACCGTTACTAAATCCATGTCCAGTTATGGTCAATACCATAACACCTGTTGTTGGATTATAAGTTGCGGTAGAAACAGTATGAGATGTAGCAGCACTCAAACTATGAGATGCGATCTCAGCAACCAGTTGACCAGATGTAGGATTATATGTTGTGCCAGAAGCAGCAGTGTATTGAGTAGTACCATCACTGATAGCATTAGTTACACCACTTACAAAGATATGAGTTCCCGCACCATAGTCACAATCAAATGCTAGTGACTCAGGTTGAATTCTCATGTACTGTCCAACCTTAAAGTTGTTAGTACCAATATTAGCAGCTATGACACCTGTGCTTGTATTGTATGTTGCGTCTCTTACATCATAACCATCAACGTTTGTAGGTCCTACATTGATCTCAATAACATTGACACCAACAGATACAACTGGAGACCAACCATTTCCGTTAGCAGGGTCACTTGCTCTTGGATATGTGTGAGTGGTATTACCATCATCCATGTCACATGTCCAAGTCATGCTATCAGTAGCAATCTTAAGATACTTGGATGTGTCAACACCGTGACTTAGGATAACAGCATCAGCTAGTGCGTTCTGGAATACATGAGTAGATGTATCACTAGAAGCACCAACATTAACTGTAATTGTATTTGTGCTTACTGCAGTAACTGCTAGATCTTGCTCGTATGCTCTATCTCTCTTCTTCTCTAATCCGTTTGCTACAGCAGATACAAATGTATGGAGTGTAGTGTTAGATGATATTGCTACGTTAACATCAAATCCTAATCCTGTAGTATTAGAAACCTCTAACCACTTACCACTTACAGGGTCAGTTTGACGAGGATATGCGTGACTACCTGTACCAGCTTGACAGTCAAATGTAATTGACTCATCTTTAAATCTGATCCAGTCACCATCAGTCAATCCATGACCAGCTGATGTTGTTACACTTAGTACACCAGTACTAGGTGCGTATACTGCCCCAGAAATTGTTGAGGTATCAATAGTAGTACGTGGATAATAGTGATCAGTTGCTTGACCATCAAGATCACATCTAAAGTTTAGTGATCCAGTCTTGATTCTGATCTTATCGCTAGTTGTTAAAGTATGAGTTCCTACATTAAGTTCTAAGTTACCTGAAGCAGGAGTGAAAGCAGCAGCTGTTACCTGTAGTTTGTCAGTATCGACTGTTACAGTCATCAAACCTGTAGCAGGATTATATACTGCGTTTTGTGCTGTTCTCTTCAGTGGTGAAGGAACGTTGAATGTTCTAGGTGTAGTCTTCTTGATAGCGTTTAGACTATCGTTAAGAATAGCACTGTGTATAATCTCAAAGAGTGTATCTACTGAAGCTCTTACATCTTGACAGTCAGCATCTGTATATCTACCAGCTGAGTTTGAACTGTCGTGTGTAATTGTAAGATCAAATGACTGAGTTAATCCATGATCACCTCTTACTATAACCTCGTTATTAGCAAGAACTAATTTACAAATCTCTCTAGCATGCTCTATACAACGAACTGATTGGAACTCCTCGTCATCTAGGTGAGGTGTACCAACATAATACTTCGCAGCATCCCATACTTTATTGTTACCACCATGCTGTACGTTGAAAGCAATAGCATCAACAATATCTACGATGTCATCAATACAATCTTGTCCGTTACCTGTTGGAACGTGTAGTGTAGGATCTTCAGCAAGTTCCCAAGCATATGCCTCAGCACCGATAAACTCTCTGTTAGCAATTAGTAGATCGTGAGCATCAACTACCTTGTTATTAGCAACTTCAAATCCAAAGTCAGCATTCATTCTACCGACTGCTATGTCAGCGATAAACTGTCTGTTAGCCCATATTAAGTTACGAGCATCAGCATGCTTATTACCTTGACCTGATCCAGCTGCGTCAGGAGTGATTGTAAAGTCTCTTACCTGTGTAAGACCATGACTACCTTGTACAGTAACAGGGTCATTTCTCATTACCTGTATGGCAATGTCTCTTGCGTGATTGAATGTTTCTACAGATTCATTCTCTTCACCTACAACATGAGATCCATCAACGTAATACTTAGCACCGTCCCATACTTGGTCGTTACCACCGTATGCTAGGTTGTATCCCATTGCCTCACAGTAGTCAACAATATCATCAATACATGCTTGGTTACCAGTAGGAACCTGATATGATGGATTGTTAGCAAGCATTCTGTCTACTGCTTCCTGAGCAATAAACTGTTTGTTAGCAAGGATTAGAGATGTACCATCAGCAGATCTATCAGATGGAGGTGTGGAGTTTGGTGTCTGCCATGGAGCAGGAACTGTAATTACAACGTCACCTGAGTCTGTGCTAGCACCACTCAATATAACTGTTGCTCTTCTATGATCTTCTACGTCGTCTATTAATACTGAACCATCAGGGGTAGCACCAGTAAATGTCATACTGTATGCGTTCTTGCCAAATACACCATGACCTCTTGGGCAGACGATTGTCATTACATTACCAGAACATGTATATGTACCCTTTCTTGTAAATGTAGCAGACGTTCCTGCGTTGTTTAATTTCTTGACATGTGCGTATGATTCTATCGCAATGTAGTCAACGTTGTTATTGATTGTCTCAGCACCGTCTCTTTGCTTAGACATCTCTTTGAAGTCAGCACCAAACTCAACCTTCTCAAATGCGTAAGGAGAGTTCCTCAATGACATCAAAGCATAGTTTGTAGCAGAACAAACCTGTTGGTCTCCAGATGGATCAAAGTCTACACCAAACTTAGAACATGAACCTCTGACTACAAACTTAAGTGAGTAACCATCAGCACGTTCTATACGATGTGTAACGTACTTTCTTCCGTTGAAATCACCAAGGTTGTCAAAGACTTGTACAGAACCAGATCTAGTAGCACTGTCTGAACCTCTGATTACAAAGTATATTTCGTTTGTTGATGAATTATATCTAGCAACACCAGCTCCTAAGTTAGAACTACCACCTAATCTAGCAGTAAAATCACTCTGTGTTTGAGCTAATGTACCAGTTCTATATGTTGAGATATGGAATGACTTCTCTTGATGCTGATCGCCACTGCCAGTAAATGACATACGAATACCAACACCTTTATCTTCAGGTGGTATACCAGAAAGACTGACCAATGTTGGCCAGATCACGTTCATCTTAGAAGGATCTGTATTGGCAATCGTGACTGTAAGGGTAGTGCCACTTTGGGTGTATGTACCGCTAGCACTGGTACCAAAGTCTATAGCACTGTATGGTAGACCATAGATATGGACTTCTTGTCCTGCCTCATAGTCATGACCAACAAAAGGAATACCTTCTATTGTTCTACTAGCAGAAGTTACCTCGAATGAGATACCTCTATAAGTCTCTTGTATGTTTAACGAAGTATCGAGTTGATTGATGTCAACAACGTTGAGTGCTTTCTCGAACCTATGATAACCTTTACCTATTGCGGTAATAGGACGTATAACAGGAGCAGGAGCACCAGATATATCAATATTGGTCGCATCGGCTTGTGTGGATGATACTTGGAAATAATTGTCGTCAACTTTATAGACGTAGTAGAGTCCATTATTAACTAGACCACCTATATCCTCTGCCTTTGAAGAACGATAGTATACACCGTTACCAGTGAATAAACCATGCTTAGGGAAATAGAATGTATTATCTTTTACACTGATTCTACATGTGAATAATGTGTGCTCATCTCCTGTACCAGGATCACCTAGATCTCTTCTACCAGTTACTGTCTGTAAAGATAGTGCGTTAACAGCAGTATCATATAATTCTAAAGTATTATCATCAACAGCACGTACAAAGTATGTGTCACCAGATGTTAAACCAGCTGGAGCAGTACCATATTCATTCTCTACTTTATATTCTACCTTGAAACCAGTTCTTAATCTGTGTAGAGGAACAGTGATCTGATTAGAGTCAGCATCTACGATAGTAGCACTACTACCATCAAAACGTAGTGTCTCTGTCTCAGCGTTAATTACCCACTGATACCTTTGGTGTTTGATAACCTCAGTTTCAGGTCTTTGTGATTCTCTATCAGCAACGTCGAGTGAGTCAGATGGTGAAGCACCTGTCTTAACGATGTTAGCGTAGACATCAGCATAGTATAATCTTTCAGCGAGCTGGAAGGTTGATTCATCATCATCCATCAGTACCGTGATAGTACCAGATGAGTATGGTGATGCTTGAGGACCTGTAAATGTGACAGCTTCAATGATCGCTCTAGCAGAAGATGATCCACCTTCTACAGCGTATCCAACAAGTAATGTAGTATTGTCACCTGTGTGGTTCTCAAATGTAATAGCAAAGATGTTTCTACCTTTGTTTTCCAAACCTGGTGAGAACTCAAATGGTTCTAGGTCTGGTTCATACATCAATCTTTGCTTATCATCAAACACATAAGCGTACTTCCATGTATAGTCAGGAGATCCATTAGCATCTAAGTGGTCTCTGAATACAACACCAGAACAATACGTCTCGTTTGACGCTTTGATCATGTGTCTGTCCATGTTTAATGGACGTAGGATAACTCTTCTTAAGTTATCTCCAATCAGTGAACAGTTAAATGGTAGAGAGATCGGGTTGTCTTCTACATAGTCACCACCTGAACAAATGATAGAAACATATTCAGGAGTCTGTGTGTCTTGCTGTAAACTATAAGCTATCTGAGCAGCTTTCTTGATTGTACGAACTGGTTTAGCAGCTGATCTACCATCGTTAGCATCATCACCAATACCAGCTATAGATGATACGTAAACACGACCACCATTGTCAGCAGTAGCAACGTCATATACAAACTTGGTAGTAGCAATTCTATTATTCTGTGTCTGACGAGGAGGGTTGTCAGCAGTTGGATAGTAGATTGTACCAAAGTCAGGAGCAGTTGGGTCTGTCTCTTCAAAGTTAATTAAATTAGGACCTCTAAGGTCTAGTCCCTTAGTAACAAACTCGTTAGTAACGTCTAGGTTTCTAATTTGAGCAGTATCTGAGATGATAGATCTTGTAGTTCTGATCTGTCCTTCAACGTCAAGGTCAAACTCAGGATTAGTGTTATTAATACCAACACGAACGTTACCTGTAGCACTCTTGGTTATGAATACAGCATCTTCTTCGTCAGCACCTGATCCAATGCTAAGTTGCATCTTATCAGTAGCATTGATTGTTAATGATCTAACAGATCTATATGATATTGATGTGGCAGCAGCTATAAAGTCATTACCTGTGCCTGTGATTGAAAATGTATCTTCGTCTACTACAGTTATTGTATAATTTCCAGCCGCAAAAGTTCTAAGTAGGTCATCTTGACCTGGCTTAACGTAAAGAAGTTCGTTACTATTTAATTTGTGAGCTATAGATGTAACAGTAACTATCCCGTTCGCACGTCCATACGAGGCACTCGTCCACGGTCCTTGGGGGACTAGACCTGTACCTTCTATTCTCTGTTGCGAAGAACTCTGCCTAAGTGTCATCTTTTAATCCAGTTTATGCTGTTGATACTTTTGTGATATCAATGATACCAATCCACTTCACGGTTGAAGTAGTCGAAACTGCTTCAACATCAAAACTAAAGAATGCGTTACTTCCTATCTGGAACGCTACAGGAGTCACAGTCCATGTCTCTACGCCAGGTAGATGCTCATGTATGACATTCTCATACTGTGCTTGGAGTGTGGGAACACCATCGGTGTCCACTGTGATCACAGCGTCAAATGCTGACGCTAAAACATATATGTTATTATTTACCTCTTGTCCAAATACCTTTGCCTTCACGAATGCCACACTATTGTGACCTAGGGGAGGTGTATTGGATGAAGTATTTGTACTTCCATCAAAACTTAATCGAAGTAAGTTATTAGCTGGATCTGTTGTTCTCTTACTTATAAAGAGATCATTTGTTGCATCGGTAAAATCATCGGCAACCATGTGGATTGCTGAAATGTTCTTCAGTTCGAGGTTAGGATTTAATACCTCTGTCGAACCTACTCCGAACCCGCCTATTGATGAGAAATTTTTTGTTGCCATTGTATAGGGTTACCTCAGATTATTTATACCTTAACTTTAGTTGTAGTAAAGCGTCCAGTGAAAGTTGTTGAACTGCTTGCCTGTGATGATTTTGCTAAAGAAATAGTTACATCATCAGCGTTGACCGCAACAGCAGCATCCATTAGATCATTATCAGATGTGATGGAGTTTGTGATAGTGGCATGTGCCACGGTTCCTGCTGCTCCACATATAGATGTGACCTCAAACATATGGACTTTACCATCATTACTTTCAAGAGTGATAAGAGTCTTAGCACCTTTATATACTGTCTTATCGAATTGTACGATAGAAGTATTTGTAGTGAATGATGAAATAACTCCACCCTCTACTCTTGCTGAGTCTAACTCAACAAATGTAGCAGTAGAATCTAGGACTGTTAGGTAACTTGTTGCTCCACCCGCTTCATAATTTCTGTTGACCTTAAGTCCTGCTTTAGCACCACTGGAATCTAATGACAAGAATTGCTTGTCACCATTCATATTAAAGCGAAGTTCGCTTTGTAAAGCACTGATCTTGCCATGAGCAACATCAGGGTTGCTTAGTGTACTAACACTGAATGTTACATCAGTACCAGCCGCACCACCAAGTAAACCACCACCAATAGTGATGACTTCATCAATCTCAAAGTTAACACCACCAGTATTGACAGTGATAGTAGAGATTGTACCATTCGCATCAGTTGCTATATCAAATGTAGCACCGACTCCTGCGAACTCGGATGTACCAGCTACACCTGTAAATGTTGCCGATACGTCATAGGCAGCAGCTGTAGCATTAAATGATCCCGCACTAGCACCAAGTGTGCCATCATCAAAGGTAGCAATAGTACCCGCAATGAGCTGATGTTTCATGAAGAAACCACCAACTATCTCAGCGTCTTTACTACCTCTAACCTTGAATAGTGATGTACCTTTTCTTTGTACGTCTAATGTATCTTGTCCAACTGTACCATTAATAGAGAGAGTACCCTCTACATCCATTAACTTAGCAGTTCTTATCGTAAACTTATCTTTATCAAGTGATAAATTATTAATTCCTTGAGCATAAAACTCGAATGTATCTTCGTCAGAACCAGGTGTGACTTCAGTTAATATGTAAGTATCTTGGTCAACGTCACGTACACCACCAAGTGATACGTAGTCGATACCATTGTATCCTTCAAATTGTGATGTTGTAGTATTGTATCTGATACCACCAAGGTAGGTGTCATCAGCAGCTGGTCTGTTATTTGTGTCTCCAACTGGAACTACGAATGTACCAGTAGTATCGCAGAGGATGTTTCTAGCAACCTGTGGTTTGAATACAATACCTGTACCCGCTACGTCAGTGATACTAACAGTTTGTACAAGATCAGTTCCTATAACAGCAGCGTCAAGAACTATCTGATCTCCCTCAACATAATCTCTACCACCTGTATTGACGACAACAGATGTGATAGCACTACTTACGACTGTGACATCAACTGTACCACCAGTTCCTTTACCAGTTCCTGTTGATGTGATTGCTACACCAGTGAATGTACCATCAGTAAATGTAGTACCAGTTCCAGATGTATCTAAAGTTAATATTTCACCAAATGATTTCGTTACACCCGCAGCAGTATTTTGTAGAGTGCTGTCTGTAATCTTTAATCTACCACCTGACTGTAGGTAACCAGTTGACTCAACGTCACCTGTAGCCATGTCTACTGATAGAACATTTGTACTACCATTCTTAATAAGGAATTTTCTATCAGAAGATCCAGTAAATGTTACACCACCATTTCCTTTAGGTGTGAATGTGATGTCTACATCAGCATCAGTACCAATCGCTGATATAGATGCATCATTATTAATCTGTAAACCTTTCTGTGATGTACCAGTGATAATAGTTGCGTTAGCAACGTCAACTTTCAAGACAGGATTAGCAGTTGTTGAATCAACACCAACTTGGAAGTCATTACCTATATTGAAAGATGTACCATATATTGCCTTCTCTACACCCGCTATTGCTATACCAAACTCATCAGGATTTTTATGGAAGAAACCTGTTGTCTGAGAGGTTACAAAGTTTAGACTTGGGGCAGCTGCTGTACCATCAGCAACACTGATTGTTGAGTTAGTAAGAGTTACATTACCTGTATCTTGTGTAAAGTCACCTGTAAGTGCGAAATTACCTGTCTGAGTTGTATCACCTGTTACAGTTTGAGCAGCAGATACTGTGATTGTGTCGACAGTAGCATCATCACCAAGAGTCATGTTACCCTTGACAGTTAAATCACCATCAGCAGTGATGTTACCAGATGTTATTATATGTCCAAACTCACCTTCTACTTGGAAAACTGTTGCTGACTTACCAATACTTAATGAACCCTCATATAGAGTTGGGTCTTTAGTACCAGCTATCTTAAATGAGTCTGACTTGATCGCACCATCATGTGTAAACTCAAATCTATCAGCACTTGTTACAGCACCAACTGTCAACTGGAATGGGTTACCAGATGTAGAAGGTCCTGACTCGTTACCAGAAACACGTGGTATTAATGTTTGTCCTACGTTATATCCAAAACCACCATCACTTACAGATACGTCTCTAATGAAACCAACTTTAGTTACAGTGTATGCGAATCCAGAACCAGTACCACCTACGTCTCCTGCGTCTACAGAAAGAACGTCTCCTACATTATAAGGTCCTCCAGTAAGACTGATATTCTCAACGCTGTTTATATTAAGTATCTCTGCTGCTAACTGACCTACAAATCCTGATCCAGCTCCACCCATCTCTGTCTGGGTTCCTGAGAATGTATTACCTACGTTATAATTTTCACCCTGTGAATTACTCTTAATTACTGTTACTACACCACCAGCTATAGTGACATCTATTGATAAACCTGTACCATAGTTTCCTGCTGAACCAGAAGTGATTGTAACTCCCGCACCCATTCCTGCGTGAGTAGAACAGATATAATCTGCTACTTCTCCTGCTGTGCCAGGTGCTAGTACAACATCAGTAAATGCTCCTGCTGTACCAGGTGTACCTACTGGTATAGAAATAACATCACTACTTAAGGTCTGACCATCTTCTCTACCCATGAGTAGTGGATGACCACTGTTAGAAGAATCACTCTGATCGAAACGATAGGTGTTACCCTCGACCATAGTAAGAGCTGACTGTGTACTGCCATTGATGACATATACATCATCAGGAGGAGGTGTGCCAGGATTTGATATTACTGTTACTGTATATGTCTGTACTGGAACGTTATATGCTGTGATGTTATCATACTGTCCGTCGGTATATCCTGATCCTGCGTTTGTTATATTTGCTGTCCAACCTGGTACTGTAAAGTCGGCAGTAGCAGCTGATGAGGGAGCAGCTCCACCACTTACAAAACTAAAACTTACACCTTGGTATGTACCCTGTGTATAGGCACTACCATTGTTTGTTATATTACCAGTCAGTGACTGGATATTGACTGAGGTTTGAGCATCTCCACCAGCTCCACCAATAAGTGTCAATGTAGGAGCAGTGTCATAACCAACACCATTACCTGTTATCTCAATCTCAGTTAGTCTAGCATTTCTCTTACTGAACTTCGGTTGCATAACCGCATCAGTAATAGGATTACCACCTTGGATTAAAATAGTTGGTTCAAAGTTATAACCCGCACCAACATTTGTTATATTAACAGCGTTGACAGGATAACCAATGGTCGCTGTAGCAGCACCACCCGAACCTGTAGTATCTACAGTTGAGTTTGTTACGGTAACTGATGGAGGAGATGAGTATCCACCACCTCTACCATTGATAGCAATATTATTGATTGATCTACCACAATATACTGTGAACGCAGCAGCTGTTGCTCCTGGATCTTCTGATAATGTAATTGAGGGTAAGGAGTTACCATCATATAATGTACCTACCTCAGTAACTGTAATACCTGTGATTGAACCACCTGATTCTGTAACAGTAGCAGCTGCGTTAACACCCTTAAATGAATGAGACTCAGGTGTCTCTGATGTAGATGCTGTAAGAGATATCGCTCCTCCACCTTGTGAAGCAGAAACACCGAAGTTATTACCAGACTTGTTAACGATATAGTATGTGGTACCTTCACTCAATCCAATGCTCTCAGATCCACCGTTCTGAGTATATACAACTCTTAGACCGTTGGTAAATGGGTTGTCAGGGATAGTGATTGTACTGCCTGATATATCATCACCTGTACTGAATGAGAATGTATTAGGTTCTTCAATTTCAACTGTTGGAGCTCCAGTATATCCACTACCACCATCAGCTAAATCAATTCTGTTGATTACACCATACTGCTCAAGAACCGCTGTAGCGTCTGCGTTTGTAGTTCCTTGTGGATTAAATCCAATGTCAGGAGGTGCAGTATAAAGTGAACCTACCTGAGTTACAGTAACAGTTTTTATAGAACCATCTGTAGTATCAATAGTACAAGATGCTGCTCCGTTTACAGCAGGGTTTGTATCAAGAGTTAATGTCTGTGAACCGCCAGTATATCCATCACCTGTATTATTAACAGTGATTGTTGATAACTTTTCAGTAGTGATGAGAAGGTTCGTATCGGATAATAGTCCATAAGCGTTGAATCCACCTCTTCTTTGTATGCCCCCAAGGTTGATGTCAATAGAACCTGTCTGAGCAGTGTTGAAACTACCTACCTTGTTTTGGTCAAAGTAAGCGTTCTCGTTAAATATTACCTCACCGTTAAATGTAATGTCTTCGTTACCCGCAGGGTCAATTAGTAGAGCACCACTTGTTGTAGAGAAAGTGTTACCCGCTAGTCTTATATTACCTGTCTCAATATATGCAGGATAGATGTTTGTAGTACCAGTGGAGTCAGATAATCCAATACTGGTTGCTTGCTGTGATGATGATGTTGACTGGAAGTTAACATTACCTGTTTCTTGGTCAACTAAGAATACTTCACCAACTCTGAAGTCACCCTTCTGGTCAGTAGATGAGTAGAATACTCTACCACCATTAGTTTCTACGACTTCGTTAGCTTGGTTTGCTAGAGATGTATCATTGGTAAAGTCCTTACCAGAACCAATGTACATAAAGTTGTGTGCTGATAGAATCAGTTTACAACCATTACCATCTGATACAGCACCCTTAGTACCGTAGATGTTAGCAGATGCTATAGACTTTAGTTCACAACCAAAGGCACTATAGTCAACAAGTGCTATACCTGTAGCAGAGTCACCACCTGTAGAACGAACATCCTTTGGAGAAGGAGTGTCAGTAAATGTACTTGCTTGGTCTGTACCGTTGAAATGTATTAAAAGAACTGTATTAACATCTGTACCATACTCTGAAGATGGAGGAGTAAAGTTACTTGTAAATCTTGCTGTACCATGACTGACTCTAACTTCATCAATCTTACCTGTGAAGAAGTCACCGCCAACTGTACCGTAGTTAGAACCAATGTTTAATGGTTTGGTATTACCATAGTTTCTATTATCTGTATCTCCTCCTGATCCTGTGACTGAACTACCATCCAAATATAAGCGTGTAGTACCGTTGTAACGTGCTAGAGCAACGTGATGCCAAGTGTTGAGTGATAAACTACCTCCACTGAGATGTTCTACGTTAGCACTAGCAAATTTTAATACACCACCTGTCTGATATACTCTAGGTGCTTCATCTGTGTCAGATCCAGTTCTGAAATCAAATATTGTAGAAGTACCAGTAGTTGAGGTAGCATAAATCCATGCTTCTACAGCAAAGTTAGCTGTACCAAAACCAAAGTCTTCAACTGTTTCAATACTAACAAAGTCACCAGTACCATCAAGTTCTAGTGACGCAGTTCCAAACTTTTTAACTGAAGTATCCAGTCTAGCGTCAGCGTTAGGGGTAAGAGTCTTACCTTCCTCTAGTGCTGTAGTAAACTGTCCTTCACCTTTTCCGTTTAGGTATATGTAATTGCCATCGTTGGATTGAATAGCACCATAACCTACCGCTTTCTTATATGTGACGTTACCTGATGTATTACCTGATGTAAGAGCAAAGGTAAATGTATCAACTGTAGGTGCTCCTGTTACCTGATAGAAACCATCAGTAGCACTGCCCCCAATAAAGTCACAGTATACGCGGTCATTCGTAGATAAACCATGAGCCGTCCTCGTTACTGTTACAACGTTAGATGATAAAGCATAAGTACCAGATCTAAACTGATCCTCTAATTCATATATTTCTTCACTAGCATCAAAACTACCAGAAACACCTGATAGTTTTAATCTTGCTTGTCCAGTGCCATGCTTACCTGTAGCACCCTGTATACCTTTGATACCTTCGTTAGCAAAGTATATAAAAGAGTTCTGCCACTCACAACGAACACCGTTAGTTAAGAGTATACCAACTGAGTTGGGTACGATGAATGTTGCTTCGTTGAATAATACTGATGTCTCTAGTGTATTTGCGTTAGCAATAGCACCATCTAATTTAGCACCACGTCCTGCGTCTCCTGCATCAAATCCATAGGGGTCACTAGCAGATGTGGTCGATCCTTTGTTTAATACTGTAACTCTCTGTACATAAGCACTTCTCTCTGAGTTCCAGTCGTTAGCAGCAACGAAGGCATAACCTGTGTCATTACCACTATTGTAGAACATGTCCTTAACAGTCAGTTCACATACAGTGGTGTCACCGTTTAGAACGAAACAGTTAAGATCGTTTGTTGCTGTTGTTGGATATATCTGTGTACTTCTTAATCCTGCACCTCTGACTGTAACACCGTCAGGGACTGTTAGGGGAAATTCTTCTTGATACTCACCAGCTGCTATGTTGACTGTATCTCCTGATGTAGCAGTGGCTAAGGCATATTTAATTGTAAGGAATGGTGTAGAGCTATGTTTACCTCTTGATGCTCCACCTAATAACGCAGCTGCGTCAGTACCTGTTTTAGCAACGAATAGATGATTACTAGGACCATTAGTAATATCAGACGCAAGCATAGACGCAGTAACACTAGCGGTGTTTGGAGCCGCGTTACCTATCTCTACGATAGAACCTGAATTGTTTACAAAGAGTTTCTTATCCGCGATATTAATCGCGACTTCCTTATCGACTAGATCACTTGTTGTCGGTGTCGAGTTTGGAGTTATCGAACTCTTTAGTTTGATCCTCGTTGCCATTTATAGCATTCTCTGATGTTTGATCTTGTATACTATTTAACTGGTTTGTTAAATCCAGTATCTTCGCTTCAAGCATAATATTAGATAATGTCAGTTCAGAAACTTTACGTTGTAATGTTGAAATAATAATGTTTACGTTCATGAGTTTTCAGTGTTAGAAAACGCCTCCATCTAAAGTGTCAGTCCAAACAGGAACGCCTCCTGCTGTAACTGTTAAAACTTGGAATGAAGTTGTTGCGTCAGTTCCTGTACCAGGTGATGCCATGTTAGCAGCAGCTGTTACATTTAATGGGTTTGTACCGTCACCATAAGGAATACCATACTGAGTAAAGGTTGAAATACCTGTACCACCATACTGTACTTCGAGGTCAGTATCTAGTTCAAGGTCACCAAGTACGACTGTACCACGGTTACCTGTTACACCGAAGACTGTACCAGTGTCTGTAGCATTCTCAATGAATGTCCAAGCACCGTTTCCATCAGCACCTCCAGTGCGATCATAACCAAAGAAACCAAACTGAGCAGCACTACCTGTGTGGTAGTGAACTTTAACACCTCTGTCTAGTCCATCACTAGCATCTCGAACAGCAGTAATAGTCCCACCACTATCTATGTTACCAGTGATTGCCTGATCTAGAGTGATCGTTTTGGCACCTGTGTCAATAGAAGCAATGTTAGTTGAGTTTGCTATATTTGTTCCAGTGATATCATCACCAACATTTAATCCTACCACTCTGTCTACAGTAAGAACTGTAGCACCTGATGTAGCAGAAGCAGTCAATGTTAATACAGTTGTAGGATCACCTAACTCGATTGTAGGATCGTTAACAGACATTGAAGCACTGTTAACAGTAGTTGTTGTACCATCAATCTGTAGGTCACCTTTAATTATGACCAAACCATCAGCGTCACCACCAGCTGGAAATGGGTCAATGATCATCTCTGTACCAGAGGTAGTAGAGAGGATATTACTATCCAACTTTAACTGGTCAATAGTCAACTCTCCAGTTATGTTCTGAGTAGCATTGATTGTCTGTGTGCCTTGGAACTCAACTCCCGCAGCAAATGTGACTGTTGAGTTAACAGTCATGGTATCTGTGTTAGCAGTACCAATAGTTACATCGTCATCAACATTTAAGTCTTTGATCCATGCCTTAGCACCAACTGCTAAACCACCTGATACCATCACAGCAGCGGTAGATGCGTTAGACGCTGTAGTAGTGTCAGCAAATGTTACTTGAACACCTGTGTCATACTGCTGATCAGCACCAGCCCATCTTAGTTTGTCTGTAGTTGTCTCATCATAATATACACGTGCGTCATTTCCTGTACCGAACTTTAGGGGGATATCGTCCTGTATAAGAACTGAAGCAGCTGCGTTACCACCTGACACTCTTCTGACTTGTAAGTCACCGTCAGAATCGTCCCAGACTAACTCAAGGTCTCCAGATGTACCGAACTCGACTTCCTGTCCATCTTGGAAAACCACCTTACCAGTACCATTAGCACCGATGATTAGGTCTGTGTCTGTTGTGCTTGTGTCAATTACGTTCGCATTGATCTGAACGTCATCAACCAACCATTGATCTATTTTACTATTACTATCTACAATGACAGTGGAATCTGAGGTCAGTACGCCATGTACCTGATCCATCATGTCTGTATAATACTTACCACCTACAACCTGAGCAGCAGAGTTGTTGTCTCCAACAAATAGTCTGTCTCCTAAGTTTGCTTGTGTACCTGAACCTACGGTTAGAGCTATTTCACCAAATTCAATGGTACCTGGTGCTGCTGTTCCCGTACTTCTTTTGACCAGTAGCTTTGATGCCATTAGAATGTACCCCCGTTAATCGTTATGTTGTTTAATACTGTTGTCGGTATGAACTTAGCTATACTTTGTTTGTATACTAAAACACTACCATCTTGTAACCCACCTGAGCTTGTATCTGTCAGGTCAACGTCAGCTAAAGCACCAACGTTTCCACCCCCACCGCCTGTAGCGACGCGGGTTACTCTTGGAATTGATTGATCTCCAAATCTTAACCTTGCCATTAAAGTGTGACTCCCTCAAGTACGCTTACTGTTCCTTCTAACACTCTCGTCTTTAGACCAGAGGGAGAAGTTATTACGACATCATATACATACCGTCCAGATTTCATTGCTGTCGTCTGAACCGCATTTAGTGAAAGTTGTACACGACCCGCTGTAACGGGTGTCATGACTGCTGCTGTAACTGTGACAGAAGAACTACTTGTATAATGCTTCTTAATCATTGATGCTACAGTATATCCAGTCATATCGAATTCTGTCCCGTTATCGTTCTCAACTGTGAAGTCAATATTGAAATCGGAACCTTGATATACGAGTAAGTTGGATACCGCAGATGCCATGGTATAAAATTTTCCCTAAAGAGTATTTATCTCAGAGTTATTTATTGCTTTTTTCCACTAGAACTTGAAGCATAGACTTAAGTTCCGTAATCTCATCTTTGAGATCTAAAACTTCGTCACGCTTCTTGCTAGCTTCGGCACGAGCTTTGATATATGCTTCGTACGCAGCACGATCCGTATTGACAATAGCATTGCTATTTGGATCTCTTCCTAGGTGTTTATGATCTTCGACTCTTAATAAACCTTTCTCGTCTCTGGGATCAATATCCTTACGGGCATTGATCTCTTTTTCTCGTTCTCTGGCGATTGCCTCAAAGTCTTCCATTATGCTAACGCAATAATTCTTAGGTCTTTGACTCTTGGAATGTATGGTTGATTGTAGTTCTTAAGAACTATCTTAAGTTGGAATCCATCATAAGCAGGAGCATCGTCTAGTGTATATTCATAGTCATTGAATACAAAAGGATCGTTCTGAGGAACCATCTTACCGTTGTCGGGACGACCATCCGTGTTAAAGAACTCAAAGTTCAAGTCATCAGCGTCACCTGTATAACCTACTGGGACTAACTTGTACATCACCTGTATCTCGGAAAACTCAAAGTTATTAGCTGCCATTGCCACTTTGACACCAGTAGCGGAGTTATCCAATCTAGCGAGTCTAGTGATGTATATAGCAGCATTCTCATCGCCTATTCCAGAGGTAGGAGTAGCGTTGTTGATGAGGTTAGCAGTAGTGGTGACACTCATACGTTGTGTGTCTACTACAGGAGAGAGGTGTGTAGAGTCAGAGAAATAGTTCAACTCTAAGTCTAGTGATTTACCACCTGACATGTTACTAATCTCATTTTGCTTAGAAGCAATGATCTTAGTAGCAAGGAAGTAATTGATGTCATTGAGTGTGACATCTCTATAAGTTGTGTCTTTAACAAATGAAGTCTCAGCAGTGTAACCAGATGGGAAAGGTCCTGCGGATGTACCGCTAGTACCCAACGCTCTAGCACTGATGCTACAGCCTGGTTGTACCTGAGTCTGTATTGAAGGAGTAAGAACATCCCATGGTATATTCTGTGATATGGAAACATTGTCTCCACCAGCTGTCAATGTCTTATGTGCTTTGACCCCTGTGATGTTAAGTCTATATTTGTGAGGACTATTCAATGAAGTTAATCCACCAAATGTAGATGTATGATGTGTACCGTTAATCTTTGTGAGAGGTATTCCTGCCAAGTTATAGCATTCTACAGTCGCATTGATTAGATGTGATTCACCAGTAGCAGCTCCAGAGTTGGTAACTGGATCCCAATTTCTACCACTCACTGAACCCGCATTATGTCCAACTATATCAAGCACCCAATCAGGAGATCCATTATTGATCTTCTCATATGCTATGATCTCATCTCCAATCTTGATAAAACCAGGATTAGTATCAGATACAGCAGGGGCAGATTGACCAGGTCCTATGTTAGATGCTGATAAACCAGATGCTTGTGAAGCATTACCTCCTATACAAATATGGAAGTTAGCTGCGTTAACGAGTGTAATCTGTGAGACACCTGAAGATGCTAGAGCAACTTTAAGTGTAGTATCACCTACCTCAGACTTTACACCATCTACGATAACGTAGTTGGCAGATGACTGCATACCATGATTACTATGGAATACGTCGATGTATGTTTGATCGTCTGTAGTAGCGATAGCGTTTGGTAGAGCATTCAAGAATCCACCATTGTTCTCTTCTAGAGTTGCGTTGTTTAAAATTACTTTAGAAGGTTGTAGAGTTGTAGGTAGAGTGAAGTCTGCTCTGTAAATCTTGAACATCAAGTCTTCAAACTGTGATGGTGTCCATGTAGATGCGTTCTGTGATTTGAATAGAACACCGATGTATGGTTGCTCAGAGATCTTCTCTCCTGCGTGAGCAGCATCAATGGCATCTTCACCTAGAAGTGAGATGAATACTTTATACTGGTTTGAGTCAGATGTCACAACGATAGCATGTTCTTGCTGATGTCCGATGTATACTGGAGACTCAAATACAAATGTGGTTGGTGTAGAAGCATCAGCTGATGTAACTACGTCAGTTGCTTTCTTGATTACCTTAGAGAATGGAACGATAGTCTGTGTAGGTGTACCATTTTCTACAGTTCTTATATCAATAGCAACAGGTATCTCAGTATCTTTCTGTTGGAAGAATAGATCAATCTTAGTTAAGAAGACACCACCTACTAGGTTCTCATCTTGAATCAAGAATGTTTGTGCTAGTGGGTCAGACCATAGTGTTCTCTCTTCAGTGAACTTCTGCTCATCAATCTGTGCGTTACGTACAGATATAATAGTCTCCTGTGTAGTCTGTAGAATACCAGTAGCAGCATATTCTGTCTGTGCTGATGACTCAGACTCACCTTGTACTTGTGAATCATTTGTAGTATCAGATAGACGGAAGATACGTGTACCAGTCTTAAACTTAGGATTGGTTGCTTTACTTGGGTCAGGTATAAAGAAAGTACCCTTTAGGAATCCTGATGGGTCAGTTACTAACTTCCTTTCTTTAACTTTTGCCTTAGCACCCGAACTTTGTCCGACAAGGATTTCATTCGGGATTGGGTTGCCTGCATAAGCACCGAGAGCTTGAGCAGCAAGAGCACCAGTGTCAATGTTAATCCAGCCGAGGTTCGCGGTGTAGTCTGAGACTGACGATATATTAACGTTCGTGTATGGGTTCGTCGTGTAGTTATCATTGGGTTCTAGGATACGTAAGGAGCAACCAGAGGTTAGACCTTTGACAGTCTCACCAACTTGGAATGGAGTGCTGTTAGTCTCAGAGTCATCATTAGGGTTTTTAGTCACCTCAAGCAGCTTTGGTGTAACGAATGCTTTGATATCTACGCCATCAAAGAATGGGTAGAATCTTGTCTTAGGTTTGAGTTTCTCACCTGAGAACTCAACGTTTCTGGAACGCATGTTCTGTATGTGTTCCACAGATACAACTTTATTACCTAAGCTCTGTTGTTCAATAACAGGTGTAATCTTATGTCTGATACCAGTTCTTGTCTGGTCAGTTCTAATTCTTGTGAATACTTCAGTTCTTGTTCTACGACGCTTACCTTTACCAGTTGTTACCTGTCTTGTCTGTTGTACAGCACCTGACCATGTAGTTTGCCATGATCCCCACTGTATAGGTGTTAGACCATTCTGGTCAGCATTGAAGTCACGTAGACTTGTCATGTAGTTACCTTCAACCACAGGACCTTGTACAGCAGCAAGTGACTTAGTATCTACCCAGTCATCTGACGCAGGAGTTAACTTGATGTCACCTATAAATGTAAACACGTTGAATGGGTTTACGTTCTCAAGAGCAGAAGCATATGGTTGGTCAACCAATACTATATCTGAGTATGGTAATGTGATTATATCACCTGTCTGCTGAATATTCTGAGATGTAGAACTTACAATAAGAGGTAAGTTAGTTGTATAATGTGAGGGACGTAGATGTCCTTCTTCAAAGTCAACTGATACTCTGTAGTCAGGATGGAATGTATCACTGGTTGATAGTGACGCAAAGTTATCAACGATAAATCCATTCTTGAATCTATCCATACCATTGCTATCACGAACAGCAAAGGTAGCAGTTTCTGCCTCTAGTAATGATAATTGTGTATAGTATTCAAGAGTCTTGATACGGTTCTCAAGTACCTGTATATCTCTGAATGTATATCTCTTATAGTTTGTCTGAGTGATAGTTATATCTTGGTCTACATCAAACACATAAGGTAATATGGTGATAGTAGCAAGAAGCATAGCATCATCAGGATCAGCTGGTTCTACAGGTGTTTCAGATGGTTCACCCTTGAGGATCACAATCTTAGCATCCTTATTAATACCAACCTTATCAATTCTACCCAAGTAATACTGATAGGATAGGATTGTAGTATCTGCCTGACCAGGTATACCTACAAGGTTACCTGAGAATCCTCTATCAGAGAAGTTAAAGAACTCAGTAGCAGTAAGTGTGTATGGTGATTGTCTAGTACCCGCATTAGCAATAAGATCGGGAACCATAGGACGGAAGTCTAGTCCATTTCTAAGTGGATTCTCGCCAAATGTAGGAATCTCTTTATAGTCCTCAGATGAGTATGAGTCAACAGTATAGAATCCATCTCCTGATGTAGTGTCAAATCTATCAAATATAACTAAGATTCTACGAGTAGGAGCTGCGTATCCTGCCTTTCTTACAATACGTGAGTAATCATAATACTGTTCTCTCTGTCCATTATCCAACTCATATGATGATGTGATATTATTACTACCTTGTCTGATTGTACCTACTGTGATTTTACCATTAGCAGTAGATGTAGATATTCCTTCGTCACCCGCAAAACTGTTATCATTCAACATCACATAGTATACTGTGGTGCTATTAAATGATACGATTTGTGCCTTAGCACCTGATGAAGCACCTGTCAATATCTGTCCTGTTTCAAATGTACCAATAAGGTTACTATATCCTAAGTTAGGAATCTCAGGATCAGAATCGTCTGCTGATTCATATACTGCCTTGAGTTTGAATACGTCTGGGCAACCAAGAGATATCTGTTTGTCTTCTAGTCTATGTCCATATCCTGCTGTAGTCTGTGTCAAACCATTAGCTGATGAACCAGAGGTATGATCTACTCTCAACACCTTCATACGTTGTGTTGTCTTTGCTTTCGCAGTTCTATTGCTTGAGTAAACTGTAGCGATTACTATAGCAGCACTTGTACCAGAGTTTAGTCCAGTAATAGAAGCACTAGCGTCGCCAGGTGATGATGTAGTTGATATACCACTACCTACTGTATATGAGGTTCCTGCGTTTGTACCAGCTGTAGCAATTACTTGGAAGTCATCTCCATCTGTTACATCTCTGAATGTGAGGTTCGATCCTGCTGATAATGAGAATGCTCCTCCAGTAACACTGACGGAGTAACTCTTTCTGAAGTATCCCAATGGAGCCACAGCAGACCCAGAACTATTAGTGGAAGTTGACTTAACAGCATCCTTCGGTATAGGCGATATAAGCGTTCTCTTTTGAGCTTCCCTAATCTGTCCTCTGAGTAAGGTAATATTTCCATTGATTGCTCCATTCGATAAATTATTTGATGTGACTCTCGCAATAGCAATTTCTGTAGCACTGTTGATCGCTGTAACTCTAACTTCGTGAGCCAAGTTGTTGTTAGAGATTGCCAAAATATCATTGATTCTCAACTGAGACACAAAGTTAGACAACGTAGCACTTAAAGTAGCAGTCGCATTACCAGATGTACCACTTAGTACAGGTGCGTTAGCAGCTATAGTTGATTGTAGATCAAGAATTAGGTCAGAAGTAAAACCACTCTTATAGAATGACTTACAGTCAGTAAACTGATAATCTGTGACACCAGTAATAGTACCAACAGATACACTAGGTGCTTCCTCTAGAGCAATGTTTTCATTAATAAATGTACCTGTGACACCTTCAAGGTTAGCATTTGAAGCACTACCAGCTGTCCTAGAGAATCCAGTAGCACCAGATGTCATACCGACATACTTCTTACCCTGTACCCAAGTTACATTACCTGACATTCCAAGTGTTGTAAACAGATCAACATCTGCTAAGCTCATCCTATATCTTGTAGCAGTGGTGTTTCTAGTTCCACTATCAAATGAGAATCCAAAGACTCTTGCTTGTCCTATAAGGGTTCCTGATGCTGAACCACCACTAGAAACCTTTTGATTATATAAAAGAATTGAATCATATAGTTGTACACCACCATATAAATTATCAATCAATACAAAGTTACCAAAGTCAGATGATATTGACTGAGCATCAGCTGCTGTAAATGTTCTTGGTTTGACTACATCCTTAAATGTGTTAGCTAGTTTCTCTGTTCTATAACCTGACACATATGCTGTACCTGGCGAGATCTGAACTGCTAGATGTTCTTCTACAGGAGTGTTACCGTCTTGTGTGGTTTGATCTGCTGTATATACACCATTATTAAATGCGTCGTTTAAATTCTCTCTTACATCTATACTGAATCTCTTGACATAGTAATCACCAGACTCTTCTTTAGTTCTGGTTGCTAATACGTCATTAATAAATCCTAGATCACTACGTTCTACCTTATTCTCGATAGCACCAACATTGGTACGTAGTAATTCAATAAAGTCAGCAGAGTTGGGGTCTGCTAGGTTCTTCTTAACCAGAGATAGATTGATTTTAAATCTATCGGCACCTGGTGCTGAGAAGTTTGTACTACCTATGGCATTATCATATAGAGTAGAATCTTCGTCAGCTGTTATAATTCTTTCTTCTACCTTAAGTCCCACCTTATATGATGGGTTGTTTGAATACTGATCAAGTACAAGTGTCTGTTCAGCTACAGGTACAAAGTATCCACGAACAAAATATACACCTTTACCAACGTTTGCTGTAGAACCTACTGCTGTACTATTTGAGTTTAATAACTGGGCTAGGGGTGTACCAGCTACGATAGTAGATGTGCTGTATGTTATATCTTCTTCGCAAGTTAATATCTCACCAGCTTGAAATACACTGGTTTCGTTGTCGTCTGCCTTAGTCAAATATGTCACATAGAATGACACATAACCACGAGTTGATGTAGTAGAACTGATAGAGAAATTTACTCTAGCACGGATGTTTGAAGTGGCACCCTTCACAACCTTGCCATTGAGTGATTCTCTGTATAATTCTACAGGTAAGTTAAGATAATTATTTTGAACTAATACTACTGGGTAATTTCTATTCAGCGTGATACCGCCAGGTACCACCATACTACCTTCCTTATAAACACCTTGACCAAATGTATCAATTTGGTTTTGTAAAAGTGATTGGAGGGTAGTAAGTTCTCTTGCCTGTACTGGAAAGCCAGGTTTAAATAATACTTTTAGAAATCCCTTATCGTCGTCGAAATCGTCGAAATAAGGAGAAATATTCAGGTTAGTATTCTGTGCCATTAGAATTCAATTACTACTTTGAGCTCTTCGTTTTGATCAGCAGATCTAGTGATCGGGTTCCTATTGTCTATGTAGAGGATTTCTCCAGAGTTGATTTCAACTTCCCCGTTAGCATATCCTTGAATGAATGACAGTCCTAATTCATAGACAGAAACACCGATAGTGATCTGAGTCAGTGGTACAGATGATGTACCAAAGTTTTGATCAGGTGTAGCAGTTACAATATCAGAAGATGTAATTTCATAATTTCCTGCGAACTCTACGATGTTACCAGATGCGACACCATCATTTGAATCTTGATAGTATCTTAGAACCTTAGTATTAGAATCGTAAGAGACAACATATCCTTTCGCACCTGTTGTGGTTTGAGTAATAGTTGTGCCAGGTGAAAATGTTCCACTAGGTGTACCTGTACCAGACTGAGGGAAGATCAATGCTTTAACAGCAGATCTTGTATTCTGATCTGATATAGAGGTAGTGTTGTAGTCATATGGATTGAGAACCAAACCAACTCTACGGAATGTAAGGTCAGTTGGGAAATCTACAAATGCTGTTGATGTTTCTAGTTTAGAAGCAAACATGAGACGGTAAGCACCAATCTCTCTTGTAGCATCTTTACCATGTCCACCGTTAGGAGGAATGATGATATCGAGAACAGCACCCGATCCACCAGAACCGATGTTAGGAATCAATCCCACATCTATTGTTGCGAAACTATAGTTAGATCCTGAGTTAGTAACAGTTACGTTAGTAACAGATCCAGACTCTACAGTCACAGAACAAAAACCTTGAGTACCACCATTTATTTCCCAGTCACCACGAATAGGTACGTTGGTGTAGGTATCATTATTATATCCTTGTCCTTGGTTCTCTATGACAACAGTGTCAATAGAACCAGGTCCAGCAGCAGCCTGTACTAAACTATTCTCAAGAACAGGTATGAACTCTGTAGTAACAAATTTTAGAATATTATCAGCATCAATAGTATACATATACTTCCAACGATACTTGTACTCAGATGAGTCGTTGGTTTCAATAACTGTTGTTGATGTTCCTGTTGGTTCAACCAATGAAGGTCTACCTCTAGGATATGTGGGAGACTGACCATTGTACAAACACTTGTACACGTTGAAGTCAGAGTTCATCACATAGAAGTTTGAGTCGTATAGACGAGTAGCACCATTAGCAGTGGTCTTAGCAGGACTATAGTCAGGTTTGTACATTGAATATGTACGACCAGTACCACCAGTAGTCTCTGTAGGATCTATCCAATCCACTCTAGGTACAACAAGAGAGGTGTCAGTAATATCTACTCTCTTAAACGCAACTGAATCCGCATATGCACTTCTATGATAGGTGAAACTATCAATAGGTTCGTTAGTTGGAGGGGAATCAGGTGAACCCCATGCTTTAGCTCGTCCAACAAACAAATACACTTTATTTGCGTCCGATCCAGAGCTGCCCAAAGTATTACGAAATGCTTCGGCTGCGTAAATTCTAAATTTATCGGTTACAAGTGCCATTAGTATAGGGCTTTATAGGTTATTTATACTGTATAAACACGGATAGTTGGAAGGATCTCCATTGTACCCGTTGCTGTCAAAGATACTGGTATCTGAATACTGAATGTGGTATCAGATATTCGTGTAATTTTATAAGTTCCATTTAAGGAATCTGTAGGATAACTACCAATCGCAGATGTAAATCTGATGAATCTCTCCATACCAGTTTGGAGATAATGATTAGCACCCATTGTCATAGTAACGGTTGTGCCACTAGCATTAAAGTTTCCTGCTGTAGGTCCGTTAGCATAACCAAATCCTAGTTGAGTTCCAGTATTCTTATATCCCCTACCATTGGTAGTAACTGTAAATTCTTCTGTTGAGTAATCTACAGAACCATATAAGATTCTTTCACAACCCCATACTTGTTCAGCGTTGTTCCAGAACGGAAGCAATAGTTCACCGTTAGTTGGGAATCCAATTCCATTATTATAATATGCGTCAAGAACAGGTATGGTAGCAGTCTGTACGCCAATAGAACCAGTCAACTGTGTGGTGTATAAGAATACACCATTAGAGATAGCTCTGTCTCTCTGAGTCCTTTCTAGAGCAAGTGGATGATATGGTGTGACAGCAGGAGCAGTATTATAATTAGAACCACCTTGTAAGTTGGTGACTCCTATAACTCTACCACTACCTTGTTCAATTATTGTCTCAGCAAATGCTCCAGATCCACCGCCACCACTAAAGATTAGGAATGGGGCAACCTCATAGTTAGATCCTGCGTCAACGATTGTGACCTGTACAACCCTACCAGCTACAACAGTAGCAGAGAAGGTAGCAACGTTAGGTCTTAGACCTGTATATTCATATGTATCTAAGGAGGAGGAACTAGCAATAGTAGCAAGTCTTCTGATGTCTCCTTCTGACTGTACCTGTAATAGGTCGCCAGGATCAAGAGAAGAGAATGTATCTTCTGTTACAATATCAAGATTAGAACCAGTGTAGATGTATATTAATACTTCACTCTCTGCTCTAGGTGCTTCACTGAATGTAAGTATAGAACCATCTAGTGTATATGCTACTTCAGGTTCCTGATACACACCGTTCAAGAACATCACAAGGTTGTTAGCAGGGATTACCTCATTAGAATCTGACTCTAGTGAGAATGGTTGGTCATTCTTCTTAAGTATGAATGTTTTCTTCGTACCGTTCATGAATGGTGCGATAGAGTCCATATCTTGTAACTGTCCCACATAGAAACAGTAGAAGTCCATATTACCTTTCGGTGCTTCAGTAAAGTTAATAGTAGATGGTGTGCCAGAGTAACTATAGGAAGCACCTAACTCCTGTATGTGTGAGTTCAAGAATAATAAGAACCTGTCATTAGCAGGAAGTGTATATCCTGATCCACCTACAGTAGCAGCAAACGCAGTCGTTGATCCGTTGAATGTAACTGTCTGTACCTCAACTTGGAATGAGTTGATTACTGTACCACCTACGTCAGCAGCATCTACACCAAGTATATCTGTATTCTTATAATTATCTCCACCACTGACTAGAGTTACACCTGTTACAGCACCCGTGGTTCTTGCTATAGGAGCATTGAGTGTACCAGCTGCTGTGGTTGGACTACCACCTGATAGTGATAAGGTTGGTGTAGAACTGTATCCTACTCCTGTCTCCTGTACAACTATTGACTCTAGATGTCTACCCACAATAGCAGCTGCTGTGGCAGTTGTAGTTATTGTGTCGGCAGCATTCGCAATGATCTCAACAGTGACATCGTTATATCCAAATCCACCTTGAGTAACCGTAATACCAGTGACAGCCCCACCAGACACAGTGGCAGTGGCAGAAGCATTAAAACCAGAGTTAGAAGTGATCCTGACTGTCGGTGTATTGTTGTATCCAACTCCTCCGACGAGTATTCCGATTGATTTGACATAACCTCTTGCTGATAATTGTGGTACGTAAGTTCCTGCTGTAGTTGGTGATCCACCTGTAATAATAACGGTAGGAGCAGTCTCATATCCATCACCATGATTACCGACTGTACGTGTGATACCGCTGAAGTTACCTTGATTCAAAGCTGTGTAAGCTAGATCCATCAAGGTGTCGATAGTTGCTTGTACAGCAGTACATCCATCATTACCTTCTGTCACAGCACCTGTGGTAGCACTCAAGAATGTATGAGTGTAGTTACCACCAACTGTGATGGCATTGTTTAGAGATGACACATATGTGTGTGCTGAGGTGTCACTGGATATACCAACAAAGATTGATATTCTATCTATCTCAGAATCTACTATTTGTAGTGGTTGATCATATGCTCTGTCTTTCTTCTGTTTCAATCCGTTAGTTGTAGCAGATACAAATACGTGAGCTGTCTCGTTTGTAGATGGCCAGAAGTCTAATACTCTTACTCTGAAGGTGTCATTAGTTACATTTCTAATCTTCAACCACTTACCTGACACTGGGTCACTAGAACGTGGGTATGTGTGGTTAGAACCATTACCATCTTCAGCACATGTGAATGTCAATGAGTCATCGTCAAATTTAACATAGTCACCTGTTCTCATACTATGTCCTACTACAGTTACATCCATGTCACCGTAGGTTGGGTCATATGTCGCACCTGTTACAGTGTGGTTGATAATATCTGTACGTGGATATGCGTGATTAGAAGTATCACCGTCTAGAGCACAAGTAAATGTGATACCACCATCAGCAATCTTGATACTCTGTCCTCTTACTTTGACATTGTAAGATACTACACCTTTAAATGTATGCTCAGTTGTATTTGTAGATGGAGCAGTGTTTAATACCTGTACCTTGAATGTATTTCTAGTCACATCTGTGATCGGTGTCCACATTTCACTGATAGGATCACTAGATCTAGGATAAGCATGGTCACTACCATGACCATCTTCAGCACATGTGAATATAATAGAACTATCTGCTATCTTAATTTCATCAGTAGGTGTTAAATGATGATCCTCTATGGTAACTGTCATGATACCAGTAGTAGGATTGTAGTCAGCACTGTCAACAGTGAGTGTTCTTTGTGCTCTGAGTCCATGAGGTAGAACAACAGCACCAGATGTGGCACTTACAAATGTATGAGTATGTCCACCACCACTCTGTACAGCATCAGTAGCAACATAACCTGGTTTCCATCTATGTGCTGTAGTGTTAGATGATGTACCAACGTTGACGGTGATAGAAGTGTCAGATACAGCAGAAATTGCTAGAGCATCTCCACTAGCAGGGTCACTGCCTCTTGGATATGTGTGGTCAGTTGTATATAAGTCAAGAGCACACTGATATGTAAGAGAATTATCAGTGATTGTTATGCTGTCACCCACTTTAAGGATATGATTACCAATAAACAACTCAGCAACACCTGTAGTTGGTTCGTAATTAGAACCTGTAACAGTATGATTGACTAAAGGACTAGGTCCTACGTTGACTGTGATTGTATTAGTGTCTTTAGCAATGATCTTAAGTGCTTTATCATAGAATGGGTCTTTACCAAACCTAGGATATGTCTTCTGATCATTGTTACCGTCCATTGAGCATGTAAATGTCAATGAGTTAGGTCTGAACATGATCTCTTCACCAATCTCCATGCTATGTGAACCAATGTTCACTGTCATAGATCCTGTGTTGGCATTATATGTGGCAGCAGATACGTTGAACTGTGTATTGTAGATTTCCATGTCCATAATACCAGTTGTAGGTTCAAATGTAGCACCTGTGATCTGATAATTTACAGTAGGAGACTCTCCAACATATAATGTGATTGTAGTATTTGTCTTAGAAAGGATAGGAAGAGATTTACGGTATGCCCAGTCAGTAGATCTAGGATATTTGTGATGTGTAACACTACCATCCATAGCACACTTGAATGTCAATGACATATCACCAAGTCTGACTCTGGTTCCTACTTCTAGAGTATGAGATCCTATTGTTATCTCTACTTGTCCTGATGTAGCAGTGTATACAGCGTTAGTTACGTTAAATGATTGAGCATAGTTGCTATATGCTGTGATTGTAGGATCTTTATACTGTGATTTGGTTGTGAGGTTAAGATGTGGGTATGTCTCAAATGTCTCATTGTTGATACACTTAAGAACCATCTGTCTTGCTTCTTCAAACACATAAAGTGTCTCTGCTTCTTCTCCTGCTACATGAGCACCTACGAAATACATGTTCAATGTGTCATATAGAGTATGGTTACCACCGTATGCTACGTTGGTAGCAACAGCAGTCAATACATCTCTTGTATCTGACTTACATTGTCCGTCACCTAAGCCAGGTGAGTTAAATCCAGTAGGAGCAGTCCTTGTAAAGGCACTCATAGTGTTAGTATCTACTGCTACCTCTACAATATTGAATAGTGTGTGGACTGTTGCTCTAGCACTAGCACACTGGTTATCAGATCTTGTAATACCACCATCATACTTCTGTGTTTCACCATGATCACCAACTACCGTCACCGCTTGGTTTGCTATGACTTGTCTGGTTATCTTGTCTGCCTCTCTGAAAGCATATATTGTATGAATCTCTTCTCCCGCTACATGGGCACCATCAACATAATATTTCGCACCATCATATACCTCACTATTACCACCAAACTTAGCATTGATAGCGATTGCCTCTAATATATCTCTTACATCATCTACACAGTCCTCATCATTACCTGTGGGTTCTACAAATAGTGTTGGTTCTGTCTTAGTGACATGTGCCATCAAGTCAGTATTGATAGCAGTAATAACAATATCAATAAGCGTAGAAATAGTGGACTTAGCACTAGCACAACCGTCGTATACGTAAGTAACATCTTCAAAGTACTGTTCATAACCATGATCTCCTGCGACTGATACTGTTTCATTTAGAATTACTTTGTCTATCAGACCTTTCATCTGATTAGTAGCAGCTATTGTCTGCTGTTCTTCACCTTGTACTACACTACCAGAACTATATGCTGATGTGTAGTAGTAGGCAGCATCATATACCTTATTGTTAGCACCAAATAGTAAGTTGAAAGCAACTGCTTCCAATATATCCATCAAGTCATCTCTACAATCTTGTTCTGTATATCCTTGAGCATGTGTATAACCAGGATAATCAATAGTCTTGAATAGGTAGTATGCTTCCCAGACAATAAAGTCTTTATTTGCTTGTATTAAATTATATGCGTCGAAATGTCTCTTACTTGAAATAGTATATGGTATATCAGCATGCATCCTATCGACTGCTTCTCTAGAGATGAAGTCTTTGTTCATCAAGATAAGGTTAGCTGCGTCAGCTACCTTGTTATCTACAGGTGTGCCATACTTATTCATCAGTCCCACAGCAATGTCTGCTATGATACCTTTGTTGTTATCAATTAGAGTTCTAGCATCACCATATTTGTTATTCGTGACAAAAGCAGCACTATCAAGGACATTTGTTACAACTATGTTACCAGTTGCCCCCGATCCGTCTGATAATTTGTTAGTGAATGGAACGTTGTTGTATGTACCCGCAGTATAGCCTGTACCTTGATATATTCCATCAGTTGTATTCAATGCGGTGATAACATCTCCAAACTGATCTAACTGGAAGTTTGTAGATATATCAGATCTCTTGAAGTACATAATGATAACTGTGGAGTTCCTCATAGGAGCTTCACCAAATGTTATCGTACTACCTGACAATGAGTATGACTCAGGGTTCTGTACAATACCGTTGATAGTAACCATCAACTGATTCTTATTTGTAGGTACAGTTGCTGTACCTCTAGTTCTTAACTGGAACTGTGTATTGACATCATCAAACTCTACAGTTAGTTGATGCTGTGAGTCTGTAGATAATGCTGTAATATCTACAGCAGATCCACCTGATGTAGCAGATAGAGTAAATATATTATCATCTACACGAGTGACATAGTAAGATCCAACTGGTAGACCAGTTAAACTTACACCAAGTCGGATATTAGGATAATTGCCGACGTTAGCAGTAGGTATATTGCCAGGATTGTCAATAGCATCCCATACAATCTGAGCAAGAGTTGTGATCGCTGACTGAACATCGGCACATCCGCCAGGATCTTGTGTAATTGTGACATCTGAGTATGGTAGTAGATTTTGTATTGCTTCTATAGCGAGATCTCTGGCATATTGGATAGCAGCGATAGTTTCTACTGTTTCACCAACGATATATTCTATAACACCACCAATCACATAGGATTCAGCAGCATCTACAGAGAATTTGTTACCACCATAACGTAAATCATTACACCATGCGATAACTATAAGTCTTAGGTCTCTAGAACACTTCTCTCTACTATAGTCTGGTTTAGTACCATCCGTCAAGTTAGGATAACTCTGCTCCAACCATGTGATAGTGGTAGAAATGATATAGTCTAAGTTGCCTAGTATTAAATTACGGGCATCTTGGAATCTATCACCTTGTATGTTGTAAGTAATTCTCTGACCAGTTAGTAATCCATGATTAGGGAATGTAATCTGCTCATTTGATATGTCAACAACATTAGAATCAGTACCATCAAAGGTAATAGTTCTAGTATTGATAGGATCTAACTTATCAACAACAGCAGTTAAGATCTTTCTAACGTCTAGTAACTGTTTACCAATAACCTGTATATTAGTTGGGACTGTCGCTGTATAATCTGGTTTACCAAGTACAAAGTTCTCGATACGAGCTAACTTACCTGTATTAGAGGCAGATGGTTTAGGTACAAAGAACGTGGTTCCATTGAAGGATAAGTTTTCATCACCAAATCTCTGCTCCCACCAGTTATTAGGATCTGGGTTAGCTGGATTGTAATATGATCTACGTTGATATCTCTTGAATGCTGACTGTGATACAACCTGTGTACCTAATACCTTGAATCCAGCTGGGTGAGCAGAGTTCTTAAACTGGTTCTTCCATTCCTTGACATTGATCGGAGAGTTAACAACGTATGAGAACTCTTGGTATCTGTCACTATCATATAGACGCTGATCGTTAAGATCAAGTATACCAGTAGTACGCTTAAACTCAGCAGTAGCAGTGGCGATAGGTGATACAGTAAAGTTAGCGACTGATCTCTCAAAGTCATGTATTTCTCCAAATGCGTTAGATTGTAAACCGAAGACTGGTTGGTTAAGAGCAAACTCTCCTAATTCAATCTCTACAGATAAGACTCTACCTTTAGGATCCCATGCCTTAACTGTACCTACAGCAGAGAATGAGTCAGTAGATGAACCTTGATATAGTTTCTCCCCAACAAAGAATGATGCAGGAGTCATGGTCACAGTGATCTGATCTCCTAAATCTGTGGTTGTTAAGTTAAAGGTCGCTGTACCTCCATTACCAATAGAAGGTTGACCTGTGATTGTTATTGCTGTTCCGTCTAGAGCATCAGATAATGTTGTTGCTAATTTAAGTTGGTTACTAGCAAGACCGTTAGCCAATGTAGGTTGTATAGCAAAGTAAGTTGTATTTGCTACAAGAGGAGCTGGTAATGTACCATCAACCTCTAATAACTGTACTTCTGTACCTACAGGTATCTTGGTATCGTATGGGAAGTTAAGTGTGCTGTTGGATTGTAGTGGAACGAAAGAGTGTGTGATACGTGCTTTTACAGCAGGAGTGCTTGAATAACCTTTACCTGGATTTGCTACTGTAATTGCCTGAATAACTTCGTTGTCAATAATAGCATCCATAACTGCACCGCTTCCACCTCCACCAACAAGTTCGATTGTTGGTTTGGTAACGAACGATCCCCCACCGTTTGTAACAGTGAAGAAGTCAACGATTTGAGTTCGTGTGAGCTGTAGATTATAGTTTGTATTAACGCTTGGTTTGAGTGTTCTATCATGACTATAATTGTACGTGATATTGTCTCCACCAAGACTTATGATCTTACCTAGATCAGAAGACTTAAGTAATATAGAAGCACCTGTACCAGTTCCCTGCTTAACTGTAATAATAGGAGGGTTCTGGAACCTAGTTCCCGCATTTTCAATAACAATAGAACTTACAGTCTCATCTACAATCTCTGCTCTTAGTACAGCTCCAATACCTGTACCACCAGATATTTGTACTTCAGGAGCAGATAAGAAACCAGAACCAGAGTTAGATACAACAACAGCATCTATAGAAGCATCTATGACTGTAGATGTAACAGCTGGTCTTACAAATTCTAGAGAGTCGACTCTAAGAACAAAGTCATCAGAAGAACTACCACCTGTGATATCCTCACCACGAACAGTGATAAGGTCACCTAGAGAATAGTTTGCTCCTCCTGCTAAGACAGTAGCAGATGTAATGTCTTTAGTAGAAGCATCAACGACAACTTGGATTGACACACCCTGTCCACCTGTAGGTGCTACAGATTCCTGTGATACAGTGTAAGTTCCACCTGTGAAGTTAGCAGATGTATTCTGACTATTAACACTAAGTGTAAGTGCTCCACCGTAGAATGGGTCATCAATGTATATAGTTGGTGCGGTACGGTAATTACTACCTCCATCACCATTGATTGCTACGTTAGTAAGTTGACCGATCTCAGGACCTGATTGAGGAACGATAGCAGCAACGTTTGCCTGTGCACCAGATATAGCACTAATACCCGCTTGGTTAGATCCTGCTATTAGGTTGTTAGTATTGTTATTACCAGTGGTAAACATAATGAAACCACGAGTAGTAGCACCTGTTAAGTTATTACGTAAAGGTTGTACTCTTAGAGTAGATGTATTTGGATCCCAACTGATTACCTTACCTCTAGCAGTATCACCATCTAGAACTGCCTTAGAGAGAATAATATCACCTTTATTAAAGTCACCAAATATATTCTCTAATGTCAAATCTACAAAGTCAGGCATAGAGCATATGACTGATGGAGGGTTAGCACCATTATATCCTATGCCAGGATCTACTATAGTAACACTTTCCAACCTACCAGATATAGTAGCAAATGCTGTAGCACCACCACCTGATCTCTCTATACCACTGAACTGAGGTAGAGTAGCATAGTTTCTACCAGGATCACCAATATTAACAGAAGCAATACCACCTGAAGGGAATATAGAGTCTGTACTATATGATATTTGATTTGCTGTTGTATAATTGTTCTCTGGTTCTCTTGCTAGTAAAAACTCAATCGTAGTGACAGTAGGAACTGCTGATACAGCGTTTGCTCCTAGGAATGGATCGTTGATTACACTTAGATAGCTTCCTGTGACATTACCATTGATGTCAAAGTAGAATAATGTGCCAGGTACATCAGTTAATGAGATAGTAACAGATACCTGTTGTCCTGTAACTGGATCATTCTCAGCATCAATGACATTCTTGTATGTGAATACGTTTGTGTTCTCTTTATCAAATGTAAACTCTAGTCTTCTATCAGCATTAGATGTATCTGCGGTCTTAAATTTGTATAGATGACCATTGATAAGATCTAACTTAGGTTCCTTACAGTATACCTCACATGCTGTAGTGATAGCAGTGTCTGTGATGATACCAACTGCTTTCTTGAACTGGAATCTTCTACCTGTGCTTGTTCCTGTGACAGTATGTGTGCCATCATAGTCTGATGGGTTACTTCCAGTGATTACAACTTCATCACCTAGAGTCAGCTGATGGGCAGCTGTGCCCCTACCAGTAAATTCTTGATTGATAGAGCTAGGTGTAACGTAGAATCCATTGACACTACCAATATCAGTGATAGCGACTGGATCTAACTGCTCATTATTATAATATCCCTTTCCTTCTTTAGTAAGAGTGACAGATGCTACCTCACCACTATCATTAACAACAATAGTAAACTCAGCACCCTCACCTGATGGAGCTGATGTATTGACAAGAGGTACTTTAGTATATGTGCCAGGTGTACCACCACTACCAGCCATGAATGTCCACAAGTTCTGGACTAATCCACCAGTCTTCTTGACATTACCGATGTCAATAGAGAAGTTTTGACCTGTACCACCAATATTAGAGATATTAGCAGTTAGTACGTCTCCATCGCTATATTCCTTACCCTCACCAACTATAGAGACTGCTGTGACTGTATTACCGCTTACAGTGATATTAGCAGAAGCATTTTGCCCTGTACCGCCTATTAGAGGAATACTCGTATAACTTCCGTTTGTAAGTCCTGTACCGCCAGTTATGGTTATATTTGCTTGTAGTATCCTTCCTTTTGAACTAATCGTTAAATCAGTCAAATCAAAGTATTTAAAGTGATATTTGTCGTTTATAATCTTTACATCAATCTCACGAGTGTATTCATTGTCTCCAATCGCAATATCGACAGTATCGCCTATTTTTAGGTAATGGGCAGATCCTGTAGTGATAGTTCCTGTTATTATGTCTGTAGTCGAGTTTACAGCGTATGCGATGGAATTAGTGTCCGTTCCAGACACTTTAGACACTCTAGCAGATATACCGCTTCCTCCAGTGCTTGTTTCGTCAAATATAAGTCTATCGTTAACTTTATAGTCGAATCCCGCACCTTCGATCAAATATTGATCTAATCCACTTGAGAAGTACCTATTTGTCGCAGCAACGAATAATGAGTCAACAGAACCACCTCTGATCACTGGGAAGTAATCAAAGTAACCAATTCCGACATCTACGAAACCTATGAAGGTAGAATCGTCTTCTAGGACTATAGGAGTAGTTGCGTCCTCTAAAGCAAGGATATACTCGATAGGGTTGCCTTTATTCTTTCTTCTGACTAATGCTGTGTCTGTAGCAACATATGGACGCTTATAACGAACTGCGTCTTCTGTAAAGTTTCTTTGGAGTCCATTTCCCTTCCAGTTGATATCATTCGCTTCAGAATAGAAATTAGGACCTACAAAGTATGGAAACTTCGGATTTCCTGTACTTCCGTCTAATGTACAGAAATATGCGTATACACCTAGCGGATATTCGGGAGTTACGCAGAATCTACCATTATACTGATCTAAGTCGCCTAATCCTTCAATATACTCGTAATCTTCGATATATGTTCCCATCTTGTCAATATCTGCCAAATCATTACCAACCAACACATCTCTAGTTGCTCTGATGCGATATGAGCTGATCATTTGCTTTATTTCATTATATGGGTTCTTATTCTCTCTATCTGTGTATGCATAAGGTCCGTAGATAGGATGTCCGTCAAATGACCATCCTATGATCGGAGAATGCCTTGTTGGGTTCAATTCTGCGTATGTATCGTCACTTACGTTATCTCCAAGCAAGAAACGCATTTTCTTCGGATTATAGAGGTATCCATACTCTCCACCATAGATTCCGAAGTTAGCTCCCTTCATAGAGATACCATTGTTGCTATCTGCCTGTTTTGGTGATATGAACAGTGGATCACCTAATTCGTCCGCACTAGCAGCTAAGTTCTTGGTTAGTATCGGTAATTCGACTTGGAATCTAGCTCCAGAGCCAGGATATACAATATCAACAGTTGTGGTTCCTGAAGTGTAACCAATACCGCCATTTGTCACGGTAATGCTTGTAACTTGCTGTGTAGCTTGATTTACAGTCGCAAACGCAACAGCACCGACTCCATCACCACTAATAACAACGTCAGGAGCACCATAGTAGTTACTACCACCAAATGTCAAGATAATAGATACAATTCTGCCATTTACAATAGATGGGTAACCTACAGCACCAGATCCAGATACTAGAGTGATGTTTGGTCTCTCATTGTAGTTTGTACCATTGTTTGTGATTGTTATGCCTTCTTCAGTCAATCCACCACGAACAACCGCTGTAGCAGACGCACCTTCTCCTCCACCACCAGATAATACAACTGTGGGCACAGATTGGTATCCCTCACCAGATGCGGACACTGATATAGCAGTTACGACTCCAGATGTGATTGTAGCAGTCGCAGATGCTTCAACTGTAGGATCTCCACCCACAATACCTACTGTAGGAGCTGATGTGTAACCAGAACCACCATTATCTACGTTTACCGCAAATAGTGAACCAGATACGCTTACAGTCGCCTCAGCAGAGATTCCCTCGAACTCCCAGAGACAAGCTCCGTCTTGTACTGGGTCTGTACCTGTATGTGTAGGTTCTTGTCCTATTTCTGCGGTTTTACCGCTTCCTAAGTTTCTATATCTGTATCCTACGCTATTTCTAATTCTTTGGTTAAGGAAGTACGCTGTATCTCTTGCATGGAGTGGTTCAAACTCTACAATCGGTGGATTGGTAATATCATAACCAGATCCCGCATTTGTAACCGTAATTGACTTTACACCACCAAATAACTTCGTATCGTTTGACTTATACGAGAAAAATGGTACACCGTTCACACCAATACCAACTTGACCTACAGGAGTCGCAGTTTTATTGGATTTAGTGACTGTGGTGAGTGGAATGCGTTTTAGATATCTTTGGTTGCCAGGATCTAGGTCATCAGTGTGGAAAGGTCCTATTTCGTGACCAGGCACACCTGGTGACGCTATAATAGCGTGTTCAGAAGATCTATAGACATTTTGTATGTCAGATGGTGTATCTTGTAATCCTAGACGTATAGATGTGTCAGATGACGTAGATTTAGCAAATTCTCGTGTTACCAAGAATCCTACGTCTACTCCACGGATAGGAGTGCTAGGAATCATGATACTAAACGTAGTATTGGTGCTGACACCTCTTACAGTGAACTGAGCGTTGTATACGTCCTCTGGAGCGTTCAATATGACTATAATGTCTTCACGCTTCAATCCATGCTCCTGTTCAGTCGTTATATTCGCTACAACACTACCATCTGGGTTTGGTGTGTCTAAAGTCAGCAATGTACCGTTCAATAACTTCTTAACGTTGTATATGAAGCTCTCATAGATTGGATCTAGTGAATCAAAGCCTGGTTCTGATGGTGTGGTGACTTTTGAGTCCTGTAAGTAATATTTTCCTCCATCTACAATGTCTATACCTCTAGTACCGCCAAATACTGTCAAACTGATCTTAGATTGGTCTCTATTGCTATATCCAAAGATTTCATAAGAAGATGTGACCTCAGATCCTGCAATATGGGGTGCATTGACTGTATCTTGTCTCGCACGGGTACAGCCTAGGAACTGGGTGACTGTTTTGTCCGTATAGTTGATAATCTCATCATCTATACGAATAGCTCCGTTTGTTTCAGGCCATCCGATAGTAGAGTCGACTGTTACGACACTTTCCGACAAAGTAGAGCTAAGATCTTCGCCAAGGAGCGTCTTATACGGAGTTGTGAAACTTCCATCGCCATTTTCCGTGTCAACATCCAATTCGTAGATCTTTCCGTCTTCAGTAAACACCTCAACTACGGATTTTACGTATATACGTGCGGAATTTACATTTGTATCGTTTGGATCGTTCTCTTGGTACAATACTTCACCTGTAAGTTCTACAGGGTTTCCGCTTATTGCTGTAGCACGAATAATCTCCCTTACAGTGTAAAATGCGTCACTAGGTTTGAATATTCTATCTTTAGGGTACTCAATAACTGACTCAACACCAAAGAGCACTCTCATCAAGTATTTGAATGACCTTGATGTACCCTTAGCAGCATAAAAGTCCTTTAAACGTTTAGTAACTGTTGATTGCTGTATCTCTGGAGCAAACTTGCTTGGGAATGACTCAGCAAACTGATCTCTAAACCTCTGTAGTAAGAATAGAGGCAAAAGGTTGTTTAGGTTGACTACTGTAGACCCAAAGTTGTGGTAAGCAGCTACAGACTCAGTAAAGGTGTACTCTGATAGTGTACCTACCTTAGTAGTGGCATGAAAACCTCTAACACAATCTCTAAACTGTGTTTGAGACTTACTCTTGTAGTATATGATCTCTTCGTCTATCATTATGAGACCTTCTTTCGGAAAATCTCTAGTATTACCTACGTCTATGACTGTAGCGTCAGTTGCGATCCCAGAGGACGCTGTAGTCGACTCTACGAGGTCGTTAAGACGGTCTATGTTATAATATTCATCTATGTTCTGTATTACATCAACTGGGTTGCCCTTCAACTCCAATGCTTGATAGTAATATTTGACAAACTGTATGAAGTCAGGATAGTCCTCTCTGATAAACTGAGGAATCTGCTCCTCAATTCTATCAGATACTTTAGTTCTCGATTCTGGCGAAACCGATGCATCAATCGGGTCAACTGTAACCTCAGTTTGAGGTGTGACCCACGACGCAACTTTCCACGACGATTGTTCAGCGGGCATTACTAACTATAGCTCGATTCTGGTACTACACCTGTTCCAGAAGTGTTTGAACCACTGGAAATCTCATCATCTATTACATTAACAACTAGATTATCTATACCTAGTGTTAGATAGGTCTCTCTGAGTGAAACTAAGTCATTAGATTCAGGAACTACAGAGAATTGTATAATATTGTCAGTAGAGTTGACTACTTCAGTAATAATAAGGTCGTTGATAGTAACTTCTCCTGCGGTATAGTCAATAATACCCCAGTTACCACCAATATACTGTTTTGAACCATCTGTGTTGACATAATACAGACGTATGGTTCCCAATCCATCATCATTCAAGTAAAATACTTGATTTCCACCATCAGCACGTTTGAAACCATTAGTTCCGAGTGTTGGTGTGTCTAATTGTGCGTTGATTCTGTTTCCGAAGCAAATCTTGTAGTTAAATCTTTGATTTAGTGAAATAGGAACATTTTTACGCATCTTCACCTTCGTGATGTTTGATGTGATGGATGGTTCCGCGTCATCAATGATCTTTTGGATTTTAGAGTACTTAAACTTGCCACCAAACTTGTTAAACTCAGCGGAAGAGTTCAATGTCTCTAATGTACGGTAAATAATTTGATTAATCTCGTTTTGATCTCTTCTTGTCTTGTTTGGGTTGAAGTAAACGAAAGAAACAAGGTCAATAAACAAAACAGATGGATCCATGATCTTCGGTTCCACTGCACCTACTGAATATGAACGTATTTTCTTCTGTACTGCGTCTTTTTCAGAAATAGACAGACGATCTGCGTTTTTAGGTTTGATTACGACAATGACTTTACCGTATTCTGGTGGATCTGCCTCTTCACCACCAAAAGCAACGATAGATTGAACGTTAGGATAGATCTGAGGTATGATTGCCTCGTAATCTTTAGTAGTTACTGCTCTACCGAAGCTAGAATAGAATTTAGGAGCAGAATACTTGATACTATCAATGGTTTCTGCCAAAGCACCACCATCAGGAGGTGTATCTAAGGTTAAAGTGATACCAGAAGTGATAGGAGCGTTTCTAGAGTCCTTTACAGTACCCGCAAACGTGAATCCTCTCAATCCGTTAGGTGCTGAACCAGAAGAAGTAGGATAAGTGACCTCAATCACGTCTCCATTGATTAATGATTCTCCGAGTATACCATCACCAAAGACTACCTCTGGTCTCTTACTCTCTGACTCTTCTAAAAAGAAGATTTTACTGATATTGCTTACTGCTGTTATATCGTCTGCCTGTAAATATGCATCAGTGATAGTTCCACGTGTTACTTCTACACTCATAGCAGAAGTGTCAGCAGCTAGGTTGCCTAGGATGAACCTTTGTCTGTCTGACTCTGTTTTTACAAAAGTATCAGTGATGAATATTCCTTCAAATGTCTCTACACCTGTAAATGTTGCTTTACCATCTAGTGTGTTGACAGATACGATTAAATCTTTGGGTATGGAGAACACAAAGTTCGCTCCACCCTCTCCTGTGAACGAAGCAAAGACTCCTTTATTGATTTGTACTGATTCTGGGTATCCTCTACCATTAGACCCTGTGCCATATATCGTTTGTACGACCACTGTGAACCCCGCACGGGCACTTCTAGCACTTCTTGGGGTATATCCTATGAGCTTAGCTAACTTTACTACGTTTTCTCTTAGAACTGCAGTGTCTAAGAAGTTTTCGTTGATTGCTAAGTTAGCATTGACCGCAGAGTAGTAACTATTATAAGCAAGTACGTCTAATAGTGTCGATAACGAGGATCCTTCAAAGTCGTAGTCGCTAAATTCAGACTGTCCCTTTAAATATGCCTTTAGTTGTGCCTTGATCTCGTTAAACTCTAACGAGTTGACTTTTGTTAGTGCCATTATCGCTTAAGTATAACTTCTAGATTGTCAATTACGTTTGGTAGTCCTGTAATAAGATAATATATCTCTACCGCCAAGTCATTAGTTCGTTCATCAAACTTTGATTTGACTCTATAACACACAACACGTGGTTCGTAGAGGTTTATGATATTTTTTATCTGTGTCTCTATTAAGGATGACTGTCCCTCTGCATATAACTCAAAAAGAGCACCAGTAATGTTCCCACCGTAATTAGGTAAGAATGGTTTCTCATAAAAGTTGTATCGAACGATGTTCTTTACCGCTTCTTTGATTGCTACTTCATTTTTAATTGTATTTACGTCATTGGTTACAGGATTCTTTCTAAAAGTTAGATCAAAATCCCTAAACGCTCGACTGGGCAGGGAAGCTGCCATAGTATACCTACGTATTCGACCTAATGTTTATTTAGACACGTTTTCAAAGGGTTTTCTTTTCTTTCCTTGCCTATCACTACGAGGATCAGTAATTAAGTATCTACAATACTCATTTCCATGGTCGTAGAAGTGATCTGACATATCTACAGGCACATTTGCGTTTCTTTTTCCGTCTACAATTCTATTTGCCTTGGCCACGATACAGTTTCTTTGCTTTGTTTCTTGATGTAGCAGAGTATTTGGTATGTGATCCTTTACCCTGTCTTGTTTTCTTTGGTTTCGATTCAATACTGTTTCCAGTGTTCCATGTTACTGCCATAATTTATCCTGCGAATACGTTTGGTGATCCTTGTGCGACTGATGTACATGTCGCGTCTCCTACTCTACCACATCCCTTACCGTTCACAAAGACGGTTGTACTACCAACTGCTATTGCTGCTGAATGAGTAGGACATGGAGTATCAGAGGGTACGAGGTGCGATGTGTTGTTATCTCCCTGTCGAGAGACCCCAATTCCATTTACAAAGACATTATCAGAGCACCCCTTTCTGGTCATCCCAGAACAATGGGATACATCTGCGTCTCCTTTTCTTGTAACTGCGGGCATTACATCTGCTCCCTTGCTTGTAACATATTTAGATAGTCAGTAAAGTGGTTTATATGGATATGATCGTTAATATCATGTGGTTCATCTGGAATATTAGGGCAAAATTTGATTACATGGTCAAATTTTTCGGGAATATCAGATATTTTAGTATAATTTATTAATTCTCTGCCCTGACGAATAGTAAATTCGCCTTCGAGGGATAGAAATTCTGCTTCCATGGTCGTTTTTACAATTATTTATCCCGTCGTGCGGATGCAACGACGCGATTTTTTGCTTTTCAGTGCGAAGTTTCGGTAATCGCCATCTGATCGTCCTCATCTATGGTGATTTCCACGTAATTTAACTCCGTATTATACACCCACATGAGTTTTTCCCAGATTGGATGGAAATCCTCTTCATCTATGCCCCTCATAATGCATCTATCTTCCCAATACAGGTGATAAATCTTAGAGCTTTCTGATTCTGTTGATTTTTTCGTCATGTTCGAGTACTACGTCTACTAATTTTTCATAATTTTCCTTATTGGGTCGCTTCATTAGAAGCTCCATACCATTAAGGCGGGTCTCCAACGCTTCAATTTGTGATTTGAGAGCGTAGAGACAGTCAGATATCTCTTGCTGAGTCATTCTTCTATATCAAAACTCCATTTGATATGCTTAATGTAGTCAAAAGTACATGATAAGTCTGCTTCACAGTCAAGATCATACTTACGATCACATAAAAATCGCCTCAATTCGTATACTGAAGGAAATTTACCTTGCTTAATGTGATTTTGGTCGTAAAGAATGTACTTCATACCCTCTAGCTATGTTGATCTGATCTAATTATAACACATATTATGAGCAAGTCAACACAAATTCACAAATTCTAAAGGTTCTCTTAAGGATTTTTCCATATGAGCATCGTTCCAATGCCTAATATTACCCGCAATGATGAAACAGTTGGTCACTATGAGTTGAATAAAGATGAAAGTACGTATGATCGCTATAAAATCTGCCTCTCGATCAGACTTTCCAGACTTCTCTCCGAGTGCTTTTGCCCAAATTCTCCACATTAACAGTTCTTATTCATGTCTTCTGCCATATTTCCACCTATCTCTGCTCCTTGCTCTCCACCAAACATGGCAACCCATCCTGCTGCTACCCATCCAACGAAGGGAATGGTGCTAAGAGTCGGTGCTGCGGCTGCTCCAACGCTAGTTCCGACTAATCTCCCTGTACCTTCAGCACTACCCACTGCCTTAATACATGCTAAATCCTTTGCTGAGAGATCGGGATTGCTGTCAGTAAACTCTTGGTAAGGTGCTAACCAACTTCTTTTATTACTTACAGGTCCTCCTTGGTTAGTTTGACCATCCATGAAGTACTCTTCAACTACCTTAGTCTCGTTATTTGCGAGTCCTAAGAATCCTGCCTTCTCTTTAATGTCCTTAGTGATGTATGCTGTCTTTGGATCGTTTGCCTTATAGGAGATTCTATAACTATCTTCGCTTACTTCTGCTCGGAAAGAACCGTAATCACCCTCTGGGATACTAATTACTGGAAGTCCCTTCTCTTCTTTATGCTGTGAGATCATTCCGATCATAGCAATATGAGAGACTCCTACGAGAACTCCCAATGATAATCCTATCCACTTAATCATTTTCTTCTTTACTGTAAGGTGTAAAGACAATCAACTCGTCTCCGTCCTTAACATCCTTCATCTCTGGGTGTATATTATAACCTGATTTGGGTTTAGTGTCAAGTGTAGTGAGTACAGATAGCATACTTCGCCACATAAACGCAAAAGATGCTCCTAGCACTGCTGCGAAGCATATAAAATATACGAATATGGTTATGTCATTCATCTGTAGAGTCTGTCCCTGTATAATATCTATAATACTCTATCTCTAAGAGTCTACAGAGTTCTTCAAACTCTTCATCCGTCAGTAGATCTAAGTTCATCTCTCTTCTTG